TGACACTAAAGAGTCTTTCATGGACTTATACACTAAGATTGATGCTGGTGTAAATCCATTAGAGGAAGTTACAGATATTCCAACTGTAAAACAAAATCCATTAGAAGAACCTAATTTCTAGGTTCTTTAAAAAAAATTATGTAAAGGGGTTGTAATCTATGGTTACAATCCTTATATATAATAGAGACAATGCCATTAAGGGTTGTCTATGACCATTTCAGAAACTAAAATCTCATAAAGTTTATGGGGGCTCTGGTGGTCAACTAAAATATATCTTGCTTTTAAAGGAGAAACAAAATGGTAAGAACTAAACTAAGTCTATTCGACAACTTTAATCAACTAACACCATATGCCGTAGGGTTTGACAGACAGTTTAATCGTCTAAACGATTACATAACTCATCAACAAACCTCTACCAATTTCCCACCATACAATATTCAAAAGGTAAAAGACTTTACCTATGAGATTGAAATGGCTCTTGCTGGATTCAGTAAAGAGGATATTGAAATTGAAGTTGCACAAGGTGTACTTGCAATTCGTTCAGTAAAAGAAACTGACTCGGAGACAAATGATGAATGGACTATACATAGAGGAATTTCTTATAGGAAGTTTAATCGAAAGTTTACACTTGCAGATGACATTGTTGTCAATGATGCAAAGCTTGAGAATGGACTTTTGACTATTACTTTGGAACAAATAGTTCCAGAGGAAAAGAAACCAAAACTCATCACAATAAAATAAAATAAAAGTGAAAGTAGGGTTGACAAAGTCCTACTTTCATGTCATAATGTATATATTGAATTAGGAGATTATTATGGGATTAAAAGTATACGACCTACCATCTGGTGGATTAAAAGATGGTGCAATTGCAACACCATCAAATGATATAACTTTCACTTGGGAATATGACCAAGAAGAACTTGCAAAAACTAAACCAACCGAAAAAGATATCAAAAATGTTAAAGCAGTAAATTCAGAACTTTCTGAAGAAGAAGTTTTAATTGAGGCAAAACAAAAAAGATATAGAAAAAATAAAACTGTAAAATTTAGAAAAGAATACGAAGAATTTGAAAAAAATGGTAAGTTAGACGAACTACCTTTAACCAATATTTTCAATCCAAAATTTCAACAAGGATCACAAACAGCAACTGTAGATTCTGAAACAGGCAAAATGATCGTAAGTATGCGACCACAGGCTGCAGTTCATATGATGAAAGTTGAAATTCCAATTAATATTGTAGACGAAATTAATGTACACATTGATGAAAATCTACTCCCAGATAAAGTAGATTTTTCTGGAAATCTAGTAGGTCAAATTAGGCGTGATGCAAAATCTGCACAAGTTCATTTTCCTACAGATGATGATGCTGGAAAAGCAGTTTCTAGTATTCTAGAAATGCTTGCAAAAACTTATATGAAAAATGTTACAACAGAAGAATATAATGCAGAGATGGGTTATGCCTGGTCAGTTCATAGTTACGAGGGTGATTACAATCCTCTACACGATCATGGTAGTAAAACTCCTATAGGTTTATCATGTATTCTATATTTAAAAGTACCAGACCAGATTGCAGCTCTTCCAAATCCATCTGAAGAATTTGGGGGAATGAATTTTGCAAATGGTGCTATAGATGGATTTACATATTTCAGTTGGGGTAATCATGGTATGCGAGATACAAATATGCTAAGACCATCTACAGAAGAATATGTTAAACCAGAAGTAGGAACTTTGATTATGTTTCCATCATGGTTAAGACACTCTGTGAATCCATTTTTTGGAGAGGGTGAAAGAAGAACTTTCTCTGCTAATATTAATATCACTAAACCTAATGATGGAATAAGTGATAAAGAGAAAATTACAAACCAACTTAGAGAAAGAGGGCATGATGTCGAAGTACAAATATGATGAAGATAAGGTTTTGATAGAGTTAAAGACTTATATTGATAGCACCTATGGTGAACACTACAGTAAGAATAAGTTTCAGGCAACTGAATTTATTATTGATGGTGGTCATGGTGAAGGGTTTTGTATCGGTAACATACTAAAGTATGCACAACGATATGGAAAAAAGAATGGTAAGGATAGAAAAGACTTGCTAAAAGTGATACATTATGGTATAATAGCATTATACACAAACAAACTGGAGAAACTAAATAATGAAACTAAGTAATAACACAACTTCTGTATTGAAGAACTTTTCAACTATTAATCAAAATCTAGTGATTAAAGAGGGAAACACAATCGCAACTATGTCTGCAATGAAGAATATCGTTGCAAAGGCTGAGGTAGAAGAAACCTTTCCACAAGAAATTGCAATCTATGACTTGAATGAATTTCTAGGTGCATTGTCTTTATTCAGTAGTCCTATTCTTGATTTTAATGACAGTTATGTTATGATTAGTGAAGAAACTAAACCTACAACTAAGATGAAGTATTTCTATTCAGACCCATCAGTTGTAACAACTCCTACTAAGATGATTACTATGCCATCAGAAGAAGTTAAGTTTACTATGAGTAATGATGACTTAAATAAACTAAAACGTGCAGCTGGTGCAATAGGAGCTCCAGATATGGTTCTTGAAAGAAAAGATAATGTTTCTTCTCTTACTGTAAAAGACAAAAAGAATGATACTGCAAATAATTATTCTCTTGATGTCGATACAAATGGAGAAGGTCAGTTTAACTTTTTCTTCAAAGTAGAGAACATGAAGTTACTTGATGGTACATATGATGTAGAGATTTCATCTAAGAATATCAGTCACTATAAGAATAAGAGTTATGATATTGAGTATTGGATTGCACTTGAGCCTGAATCAACTTACACAGTTTAAGTTGAAAGGATTATATTATGGAAACTTTTTTATGGGTCGAGAAATATCGACCAACTAAAATCAATGATTGTATTTTACCAGACGAACTAAAGAAGACATTTGGATTATTTGTTCAAGACAAACATATACCAAATCTAATCTTGTCTGGTGGGCCAGGTGTGGGTAAAACCACAGTTGCGAAAGCAATGATTGAAGAAATTGGTGCAACTTATATGATGATAAATGGTTCAGAGGAGTCTGGTATAGACGTACTTAGAACCAAGATCAAAAACTTTGCATCAACTGTTTCACTTGAGGGTGGTAGAAAATACCTAATCATAGATGAGGCAGACTATCTAAATGCACAATCCACGCAACCAGCATTGCGTGGGTTCATGGAAGAATTTCACAAGAACTGTGGATTCATTCTCACTTGTAACTATAAGAATAGACTTATACCAGCAATACAATCTAGATGTTCTGTGGTAGACTTTATTATTCCTAATAGTCAGAAACCTAAACTTGCATCTAAGTTTTTTACAAGGGTTGGAGATATTCTAAATAAAGAGAACGTAAAGTTTGAACCTAAGGCTGTCGCAGAACTTATGAACAAGTTCTTTCCAGATTGGAGAAGGGTTCTTAATGAACTACAAAGATACTCTGCATCTGGTATAATAGATGCTGGTGTTCTTGTGAACATATCGGAGTCAAATATCAATGAACTTATGCAATCACTTAAAGACAAAGAGTTTACCAATGTTAGAAAGTGGATTGTACACAACCTTGATAATGATGCAGTTCGTATTTTTCGCCGTATTTACGATTCCCTTTATGATAATCTGGATGGTTCTACTATCCCCCATGTTGTTGTTATACTTGCTGAGTATCAGTACAAAGCCGCATTTGTATCAGACCAAGAAATAAACTTACTTGCATGTATGACTGAGATCATGGGTCAGGCAAAGTTTAAATGACATATGAATTAAAGGATTATCTAAATGCAATAAACCACGAGAAGAAGAACCTAATGGACACAGAAGATGAAATGTGGGAAAAGAAGTATCCTGCTTTCATTGTAAACAAGTGTCTTGCACCATTTCCAGACACAATTATGCTTGTCAATGAGATGAATATACACCACCAACTAGATAAAAAGTTACAGTTTGACTTTTTACTAAATAGTTTACGAACAAGGAAAAGATACACTCCTTGGCTGAAGGCGAGTAAACAAAAGAATCTAGAGTATGTTAAAGAGTATTATGGGTATAATAATGAAAAAGCAAAGTCTGCTCTTAAACTACTTAATGATGATCAGATAAAGACTATCAAAGATAGTTTGAATAAAGGTGGTAGAAATGGAAAGCATTAATTGGACACAAGATCAGATGTTAGAAGTCGAACTGAAAGAACCAGATGACTTCTTAAAAATACGAGAAACACTATCTCGTATAGGTGTGGCTTCTAGGAAAGAACGAAAGTTATATCAATCAACACATATACTTCACAAACAAGGTAAATATTATATTGTACATTTCAAAGAGTTGTTTGCACTAGATGGTAAAGACACTAATCTAAGTGAGAATGATATCGCAAGACGAAACACAATCGCAAAACTATTAGGTGATTGGGGTTTAGTAAATGTAAAAG